GGAAGCCACAGAAGCATACAGAGAAAGGGTCTGTTGTTGTCGATGAGACAACACTAGAAGATGTTGAAATACCTGAAGCAGCTTTGATCGCAGAATACTTAATGATTCAGAAACGTGTCGGTTTGATCGACTCATGGCTGAAACATGTCGATGAAAAGACAGATCGTGTACATGGTGGTGTGATTAGTAATGGTGCTGTCACTGGACGTATGACACATCATAGTCCCAATTTGGGACAAGTGCCTTCAGTGAGCAAGCCCTATGGCGTTGAATGTCGGAAGCTGTGGACTGTCGATGACGGGAATGTTTTAGTTGGTACAGACCTTTCCGGGATCGAGTTGAGATGTTTATCGCATTACATGCAAGACCCTGAATGGCAGGAGGAATTACTGAATGGTGACATCCATCAGAAGAACGCAGACGCTGCGGGCATTACAAGACCGCAAAGTAAGACTCTTATCTACGCAACTCTGTATGGTGCAGGGGCAGCCAAGATTGGCACTATTGTCGGGGGCGGTGCGAAAGAAGGACAAGAAGTATTGCAGAACTTTTATCGCAACACCCCTGCGCTATCAAAACTCATGGAGAAAGTTCGGAAGTTGGCGGAGAAGGGGTATGTACCAGGCTTGGATGGTAGAAGAATATTGGTGCGTTCAGAACACGCAGCACTTAATTCACTACTCCAAGGATGTGGGGCTATTATTGCCAAGCAGTGGTGTGTTGAGGCACACAAAGAGTTCAAGAGACAAAAACTTTCTGTACAACAAGTTGCATTCGTGCATGATGAAATCCAGATTGAAGCACATAAATCCGATGCGGAAGCTGTTGCGTCAATCATGGTAGGGGCAGCCCGACAAGCAGGGCTGACATTGGGGTTTCGGTGTCCTGTTGACGCTGAAGCAAAAATTGGTAATAATTGGTATGACACACACTAAAGATGTGTTATAATATTATCTACTCACCAACAGGAGAATGAGTATGAGCAATCAAGTAAAGTTTAACGCCACGTTGATGTGGGGATACTTGGACAAGAAGGATGAGGAAGGATCGCCACAAGCGTCTCAATATCCTGATGGCAAGTATAAGGTGACATTGACACAGTTGAATGAAGCTGCTGTCAACGCAATCAATTCACTTGGATTGAAAAACCCGCCTAAAGCTCACAAGTCTGAAGAGCATGGCACGGTATTGACACCTAAATCTAACATCCCTATTGAAGTGGTGGATACAGACGACAATCCTATCCCAGGTAATAAAGTGGGATGGGGAACTAAGGCATCTGTCCTGCTTGGATCTTATGATTGTAAGTATGGACGCTTTGCGACAATCAAGAAGATTGTTGTGACAGACCTGGTTGCACCGCCAGAGCCTGAAAATGTCGAAGACGCTACAGAGGAAGAAACTCTGTAATGTCTTATTCAGTAGCGATCATTGATGCCGACATCCTCATCTATCGTTTTGGTTTTGCATCCAACAACGACAGTGAAGATGTTGCTATCCGTACAATGGCACATTTTCTTGAAAACCTAATCATGATAGATTTGCCATTATGTACAAAATGGTCGTTACATCTGACAGGTAAGAATAATTTCCGGCATGATGTTGCTGTAACAGCACCATACAAAGGAAATCGTAAATCAGAAAAACCGCAGCATTATCATTTGCTGCGGGAGTATTTGGTGTACGCATGGGATGCTGTCATCTGGGACGGATTTGAAGCAGATGATGCCATTGCGATTGAGGCTACAGAGCTAAACGGCGAAGGAGTGATTGTTTCTCTGGATAAAGACCTGGATCAAGTGGTAGGATGGCACTACAACTTTGTTAAGGACAATCTTTATTACGTCAATCAGCAAACAGCATCCTTTAATTTCTACAAGCAGTTTCTCACTGGAGACGCTGTCGATAATATCAAAGGTGTACATGGTATTGGCCCTAAGAAAGCTGAGAAGCTTTTGGAAGGTAAGACAGACGCTGAAATGTGGGACGTGATTGTGGAGCATTTAGGATATGACCGTGCCATTGAAAACGGACATCTTCTGTATATGCTGCGTTCAACACAAGATAGTTTCACACCACCGACTGAGGTGATAACGTGACACGTGGAGTGAAGAACAAAGCAGGGAACACTTGGACAACGGCAAGGTATTTTAGTTTTATACGTTCGGCCCTCAGACGTGCTTGGACTAAATACCCTGTCCGTTACCAGGTGATGGACAAGGCAAGGAAGCCTTATTCAGGGAAGGATAAACGTACCAAGTGGGTGTATGAATGTGCTCAGTGTCAAAAGCTGTACAAGTCTACAGAAATTAACATTGATCACATCACACCCGCAGGTACACTCACTAAGTATTCAGACCTGCCTAAGTTTGTAGAACGCTTGTTCTGTGAAGCAGATAATTTACAGGTGCTGTGCAAAACCTGTCATGATGTAAAGACAAAAGAGGAAAGGAAGAAATGAATCCATATGATGATGAAGACAAGATTTACATGACCTTTGAATTACGTGGTCATGGTAAGGAACATATCATTCGCTGTGAATATGATGACGACATTCATTGGTCTGAATTAATTGATGATGTTGTTAAGCAGATTGAAGCCACATGGGGTTATTCTTTTGACTTTAAAGGTGACATCGGCATCTACTACAAAGGAAAGAGTGATAATGACTAATGCTGTGCAAGTGGGAGGAAACCACTACACATCAAAGTCTGTGCAGCCTTGGGAGGCAATGGAGTCCTGGATGTCTGAAGAGGCATTCAAGGGCTACATCTGGGGTAATGTGATTAAATACATGGCACGATGGGAAGACAAAGGTGGTGTTGAAGATTTGAAAAAAGCTCATCATTATCTTGACAAGCTCATCTCTATCGTGTAAAATAGTGGGTTCGCATCGGACATGATAACGCTTGAAGAACTTAAACAGAAGCTGATGCAGTTGGATGAAATATCTCTTGTTGAACTACTTGAGATTACATCTGAAGACATTGTGAATCATTTCACTGATGTTATTGAAAACAACTACCAAGAAATAGCCGGAGACTTTGATGAAAACACACCTTGGGATAACGATTGATGTTGAACGTGACTCTCGCCTCAGTGATCAAGCAATTAAACTCATGCAGGACTACTACATGCTTGACAGCGAAGACAGTCCTCAACAGGCTTTTGCACGTGCTGCAGTGGCGTATTGTTATGATGACCTTGAATTAGCACAGAGGATTTATGACTATGCTTCAAAAGGTTGGTTTATGTTTGCGAGTCCTGTGCTCAGCAATGCCCCAGAACCGAATGGAAAGATTAGTGGCTTGCCTATTAGTTGTTTCCTTACTTACGTGGGTGACAATCTTGATAGCCTTATTGAACATAATGGTGAAGTAGCATGGCTTTCCGTAAAGGGCGGAGGTGTGGGTGGGCATTGGTCAGACGTGAGAGGGATCAGCGACAAAGCACCAGGCCCAATCCCATTCCTGAAGGTAGTGGACAGTCAGATGACTGCGTACAAACAAGGAAAGACAAGAAAAGGTAGCTACGCTGCCTACATGGATGTATCGCATCCAGATATTGAAGAATTTGTATCGTTTAAAGTGCCTACAGGTGGGGATATCAATCGTAAGTGCTTTAATCTATTTAACGCTGTGAACATCACAGATGAATTTATGGAGGCCGTGATCAATGGATCAGAATTCAATCTTACAGACCCGAATACAGGAATTGTCAGAGATACAGTCGAAGCTCGCAGACTATGGCAACGAATCCTTGAAGCTCGCTTCAGAACTGGCAGTCCTTACCTTAACTTTATCGACACAGCCAGAAGAGGCTTACCGGAAGCTCAAAGAAAACTTGGATTGTCAATTAATGGCTCTAACCTCTGCAATGAAATCCATCTCGCAACAAGTGAAGAACGCACAGCCGTCTGCTGCCTATCCTCAGTCAACCTTGAAAAGTGGGATGAATGGAAATCAAGCGGAATGGTTGCAGACCTTATCCGATTCTTGGACAACGTCCTTCAATTCTTTATTGACAACGCACCAGAAGAATTATCAAAAGCTGTTTACTCAGCATACAGAGAACGTTCAGTCGGTCTTGGAGCAATGGGCTTCCACGGATATCTTCAAAGCAAAGGTATAGCTTGGGAGTCGTGGCAAGCTGCTAGTGAAAACTACCAGGTGTTCAAGGACATCAAGGAGCAAGCAGTTGAAGCAACATATCAATTGGCAACAGAACGTGGTGAATGTCCTGATGGAGTTGGTACAGGTGTTCGTAACATGCATCTTTTGGCTGTCGCTCCTAACGCTAACAGTAGCCTCCTATGTGGTTGCTCTGCCTCTATTGAGCCTCGCATATCTAATTGCTATGTGCATCGGACAAGAGCAGGATCTCACACGATTCGTAATCCGTACCTGGAGGAAGTCTTAGATGACAAAGGTCAGAACACCAAAAAGGTATGGCAAAGCATCCTTGAGAATGAAGGCTCTGTACAGCACTTGGAGTGCCTATCCGAAAGTGAGAAAGACACGTTTAAAACTGCGTTTGAACTGGATCAGGGATGGGTTGTCGAGCATGCCGCCAAAAGGCAAGAGTTCATATGTCAGGGACAAAGCGTTAACATTTTTTCCCGTCAGGGACAGA